CACAGCAGGAGACTTACAAATACCTACAGGCGGAAGAGCCTTGTTTGGTGTTAAATACAGATCCGATGTGATTATTTTTAGTGATACTGGTATTAACAGAATGTTCTATGCAGGATCACCTTTTGTTTATGGTATAGCCGATGCAGGTACTAACTGTAAATCTATTAGTTCGAGAACAGTTGTATCAACAGGTAACTTCCTTGCATGGATGGGTGAAAACGCTTTTTACATTTACGATGGCAGCGTTAGAGAATTACCTTGCGAAGTGCATGATTATGTCTTTGACCAAATCAATATAACAGGAAGAGGTGCGTGTTGGGGTGGTCATAATTCTAACTTTAACGAAATATGGTGGGGATTCCCAAGCGGTGATGGTCAATACACTTCTAACAAATATGTTATATGGAACTACAACAGCAATGTTTGGTCTATTGGTTCTATGGACAGAGGCTTTTGGATTGACCAAGGTGCATTTACTTATCCAATAGCTGGTGACTCTCAAGGCTTTGTTTATGAACATGAATCAACCACATTGGATAATTCACCTAATCTAAACTCACAAGTACCATTTTGTGAAACAGGGCCTATACAAATAGGCAATGGTGATAACTATGTGCAATGCAATCAAATATTACCAGACGAAGAGGCTAACTCTTTACCTGGTGTAACCCTCAGTTTCAAAGGTAGATTTACTCCACTAGGCCCAGTTACGGACTTTGGATCATTTACTTTTGAAAATGATGGCTATACCAATGCGAGGTTTACAGCACGACAAGTACAAATGACAGTCACAGGTAGCACCACACAAGACTTTCAAGTGGGTAATATACGCTTAGATGTTAAACAAAGAGGTAAAAGATAATGGATTTATCCTCGCAAAGACAGTACATACAAAGGGCAATCAATGTTAAATATTCTTTTGCAGCTACCACACAGCAAACTATCTATACAACACCTAGCGGTGGTGACTTTGATTTTGCAATCATCAAGGGTTTTTTAGCTTGTGATCATGGTAATCAACAAACCAATTTAGATGTATCTATAACAGATACCAGTTCTAATGAGTTTTTTATCTATAAACAACATAACATAGCAGCACACGCTACCGAAGAATTACAAACCAATGCAGGAATTATTCTACAACAAGGCGAAATAATAAAAGCACAAGTTAATCATGCAAACATTCACTTGGTTTTAAGTATTATAGAATATGGAAAAGGCGATTAATAAAGTCACACCCATTAAAAAAGAACCCGAAGAGTGGGAGGTACAGTGGGAACGCTGTAAGCCTTTAATTGAAAAAGCTATAGAATATCAAGACTCCTATACAATTGACGATGTAGAAGCTAAAATAAGGCATGGGCAATTTCATTTATGGCCTGGAAAAAAATCTGCAATGATTACTGGATTTGCAGAATATCCACAACTAAAAGCCTTGAATATGGTTTTTTGTGGTGGAGATTATAAAGAATTAGAAAATATGCTGCCATCTATAGAGAAGTTTGCCAGATTAAGTAATTGCAAAAGATTGTATGGTGGCGGAAGAACTGGATGGTTAAGGAAAATTAAACATTTAGGTTTCCAGGATGCTTGTTTAATAAAAAAAGATTTATAGGTAATAAATATGGGAATAGAAACAGTAATAGCGGGAATAGCGGCAGGTGCAGCAGCTAAATCTGCATTTGATCCCGAAACAGGAAAGCAAACTACACAAATAGATCCGGCTCAACAAGCCATGTATGAAGATCTTTATTCAAGATCTAAAGGCATAGCCGCACAACCATTTGTACCTTACACAGGCAAAAGAGTTGCTGGATTTTCTCCGGATCAACTTAGAGCCTTTCAAGCTACCCGTGGTATGTTTGAAGCTGGTCAACAATATGATCCGCTTGGAACACTTAGTCAATTAGGCCAACAACCAACACCAGGTTTATTACAGGCAGATATTGGTGCATATCAATCACCTTATCAGCAACAAGTAATCGATCAAACCATGGCAGATATACAGAGACAATCTGATATTGCACAGCAACTAGCACAATCAAGAGCAATTAAAGCTGGTGCATTTGGTGGTTCTAGATCTGCTTTACTTGAAACTGAAGCAACCAGGCCTTATATAGAACAACAAGCAAGAACATCAGCCGCATTACGACAAGCTGGTTTTGAACAGGCACAAAGGGCCGCAGAATCAGACATTGAAAGACAGATGCGAGACAGACAATTCCAGGCTGGTATCCAACAAAATTTACTTGGCGAACAATACAGAAGCCTTGGATTGCTTGGTGGTATCGGTGGCCAACAACAACTCTTACAACAAAGAGCCTTAGATGTTCCTTATCAAGAATTTGGTAGAGCATTGGATTATCCAAAACAACAACTTGGTTTATTGGCTCAAGGCCTTAGTGGTCAACCTCAATTTGGTGGAACATCTGCTTATCAGCCATCTTCACTAGAAGGCGTAACAACTGCACTAAACATTCTTGGTTCTCCATTTGTGCAGGATGCTTTTAGTGGGATGAAGGCACCGCAACCATCTATGACACAACCAGCACAGCAAACATACTCTCTTGGCCCTGGATTCCAGACATATTACACTCCAGGCAGTTAATTAATTATGGCAAATTCATTTCAAAAACTAGCAGACATTCTTAACATCGAAACCGCAAGACTATCCGGTGATCCTAAAAGATTACAACTTGCATCACAGATGCAAGAACAAAAAGAATTAAAACAAGCAACCGCACAGAGCGAGGCTGAGATCAACAAAGCAATTGATGAGTCTAACTTGCCTGAAAGTCAAAAGAGATTATTAAAGGCTTTAAGCCTAAAAGAGAAAGCCGCCTTGTTCCTAGAAACACAAAAACCTGAAGAAGAAAAATATGCCAAAGGTGCAGATGATCTTCTTCGCTATACGACAGGTCCAAGAGCGGGTCAGCAAGTTTTTCCTGGAATGACAAAACCTATAAAAGAAATGACACCGGCAGAACAAATAAAAGCACAAGAAGCTGATGTTTTAAAAACTTTGAAAACTTTTCAAGAAGAAATTGAAGCTGGTACTAGAAAACTAGAACCGGATCAAACAATCATTGATTTCTTAGATGATTACGAAAAATTAATTCTTAAAAACTATATTGAAAGAGCACAGCAAGAAGATTCTTTGAGTGCTATTATTAATGCTTTTCAAGCTGGTTCCGGTCAGTCTCCCTTAGAAATTTCACAAGTAGAATAATAGAGGGTAATTATGCCGGTCTATCAAATTAAAGATCCGAAAACAGGAAGGTCTTTAAAAGTCACAAGTAATCGACAACCAACTCCTCAAGAGGCTCTTGATCTGTTTGCAGAATACTCTCCTGAAAGAAAAGAGATGGACAAAGCTTTGTCTATGGGAATTGATCCATTTGGTTTAACTCCAGAACAGTCGACTCAAGCAGTTGAAGAAAAACAAAAATTAGATGTTCTTACCGGAGCAGAGCAAAAAGATAAAATTACCGAAGAACAGTTGGTTAAGACTCCTGAGTGGATCAAGGCAGCTAAATCTGTATATAAATTAAATGAGGGTGATGATGCTCCTGGTTTAGATTCAGATAGAGAATATGCAAACTATGGTCTTAGATACATGGGTTGGTTTAACTATAACTTTCCTAAAATGGGTTTAGAGGCAACGCAAGTTCAGTATGGAACCGATGAACAAAAACAAGAGTTTATTAATCTTATGGAACTGTATGATGAAAAAGCTCCAAGTGCTGCTGGTTTTGGCAGAGCAATAAAAGGTATAGCAACAGACCCAACAACTTTGGGGGGCATTGCGGCCTTTGGTTTAAAGTCTGCATCTAAAGAAGCTGTTAAAAAATCTATAAAAGAAGCATTAAAGGTTGGCACGAAAGAATCTATTAAAAAAGCCGGTCAAGAAGGATTTAAACATGGCTCTAAAGTTGGTGCCATTGAAGGTGCAATATATACTGCGGCAGATAACGCACTAAGACAGACAGCAAAAATTAATGCTGGTGTACAAGACGAATACAGTCTTGGTGAAATAGGCCAGGCATCTTTGTTAGGTGCTGGTGCAGGGGTTGCATTGGGCGGATCTTTTGGTGGATTAGGGGCATATAAATCAGCCGGTGGAAAAATAAATCCGTTTACAAAAAAATCATTACAAGCCGGTGATGAAGATGTTGTTGTTCCAAATGAAATTAAACCTGAACAACCATTTAAAGAGTTTGAAGATTTAGATCCAGAAATTAAAATAAGAAGTCCTTTGCAAAAACAAATTTATTCTTTTGTGAAAGAAAATCCACAAAGCGGTCTTGCTGATATAAAACAATATTTTAAAGAAGATTTTAATAAGATAAGAGATGCGGCAAATAACTTATATGAGAAAGGTTATTTAACCAGGCCAACTTCTCAAGAAAAATATTCTGTATCAACTCCAATAATAAAAGAAACGGATCCGTTTGTCTTAAACGAGGATACTGGTTTAATTACCAGGAAAGTCAATACAGTTGATTACACCATAGCACCCACAGAAAATAATAAATTTGAAGTATTTAAAAGTGGCAAAAGAACTAAAAAAGAAATAGATGCAGAATTAGAAAATGTTTTTAAAAACAAAAAAGCTGAAAACCTTTCTAACAAACAAATTGATGTCATTAGAAATGACTTAACAAAAGAAACAATTAATAAACCTACAAGAATTTTTGATAATCTTGATGAGGCTAAAGACTATATAGAAACTATTTCTATCTCTAGGAATTTACCGCCTTTACTTCGGCCAGAAAAACTTATTGAGCCAAGAACAGCCAGGGATTATATTAGATCTTCTATTGATAAAGACTACTATGAGTTCGGAGAACTTACCGGTGCTATAGGAGATAGAAGGGGTCAGATACCAGTTTGGGCCAGGGCAAGAAAACCAAATGCTACACAAGCTTTGCGTGGTCAGGGTCAAGGAATTAGGGATAAAGACGAGATCTTTGAAAGAATGGCTGAAGATCAATTCTATCCCGGTAAAAGTCCTGGAGATGATATTCCTCAATCAATATATGATGATTTGGCAGAAGACAGAATTCACCCAGACGATCAAGTTAAGTATCAGCAAACAATATTAGAGAATCAAAGAAAAGAAGCAGACATTCAACTTTTACGAGATAATGATTTTGATGTAACCAAAATGACTGACGAACAGGTTGCTGAAGCATTGGATGATATTCAATCAGGCATGGTTCCACCCAAATGGATAAATGAACAAGCACCTGAGTTTGATGAGTTGTTGGAAAGAAGGACTTTTGCTAACGAATATTCAGAGCAGTTTGCCAGAGAAATAAGAGACAGACTTCCGGCAGAAGCAATAGAGCCAGATTTTACTCCGGCAATTACAACCAAAAACTATAAAGAATATTTAAGAATAGGAACTCAAGTTTTGGAAGACCTTAATATTCCGCTTAGTAAAAAAAGAATTACAGATCAAATTTTTGAAACTATTTCTTTATTGAATGTTAATGATGATATTGCAAAATCTTTTAATAAAGTTTTAGCTAAAAATGATTTGACAATGGATGAGTTTAATCAATTGGCAAGGTTTGGCATATCCGAAGATGCAAGAAGAATGAATCTTGCCGGTCAAGCCAAAAAAGCAATAGAGAAAAAAATGTCTCAAGAAGCTTTAGAGGTTTTAGATACTGTGGTTAATGAGGCCAAAGACACATCTTTTGCAACAAGATTAAAATATTTAAAAGAAATGGATAATCTTAGAAGGGGTTTATTAGTTACACAAATAGGTACTGCGGTTAGGAACTTTTTATCGTTAAATCCAATTAGAACCGGTCTTCATACCATGAGCAGATTGGTTAATGAGGCATTAAATGTAACGATTAATCCTGTGAGGGATTTGCTTGGAAAGGAGCAAGTGCCTGTTGATATAAACAATATTATTGGTTTAGCAATGAATATATCAGTCGATGTTAAATCTGCAAAAAAAATTACAGACTGGGCGATAGAACATTATCCAAAGCAAAAATATAATTTGTTTACCACTTACGCCTCAGAGGTTGCGGATCATTCAACAAAAGACAACAAAGTTTTTAAATTTTTACAAAAGGGTGTTGATGGTCTTAACTGGTTAAATAGAACGCAAGAGTATTATTTTAGAAGGGGGATGTTTGCTACATCTCTAGCTGATAGTTTGAGAAAAAGAGGTTTAGATATTAAAAAAATAATTTCTGAAAATAATATAGATGCAATACCTGTTGAAGATATACAAAATGCAGTAAACGATGCACTAGATTACACCTACGCCTTAACACCCAAGGCTGTAAAAAAACGAAACAATATACACGATACTGGTAATTATATAGCTACTGAATTTATCAAACTAGCAAATATGATTCCCTTTGTTACAACTGCGGCATTGCCATTCCCAAGATTCATCGTAAATGCACTAAGGCATTTGTTTGAGTATAGTCCTTTTGGCTTTACTACTTTGTTAAGTGAAAAAGAAATGGCAAGAATAGCAGCCGGTGATTTAAACCAACTTTCAAAAGCTGTTGTCGGATCTGCTATGCTTTTAGCCGCAATAGAGGCAAAAAGAAAAGGATATGGTGGAGAAAAATGGTATGAATTAAATGGAACTGACGGAACCACAATAGACACCAGGCCATTCTTTCCAATCTCAGCATATTTACTTGCAGCAGACCAGATAACAAGAATAGAAAGCGGCAGAAAGCCTCTTGAGGCAAGAGAATTATTAGAGGGAACAACTGGTTCTACTTTTAGATTTGGCGTAGGCTTACGAGTTGTAGATGATCTGATCGGAGTTGTTGATGGAACCAGAGATGAAAAAAAATTAACTGAAAAATTACAATCATACGCTGGTGACATTGCATCTACATTCTTAACACCAATTAGACAATTTAATGATTTTGTTGATTCGCAAGGTTTGTTTCCAGAAGAACAAAAATTTAGAACTGCTGGTGATAATTCTTTCGGTGAGATTTTTCAAAAAAATATACCATTCTTAAGAGAAAAATTACCATTAGTAGAATCGCCAACTAGAGCAGAGGCACCAGGAAGACCGCAAAGAGTAAGGATTCCAGGAACAAACATAACCATTCCAGGACCAGCCGCTAGACAATTGTTTGGTGTTCCTGTTATAGAGCCAAAAAATATTGCAGAAAAAGAATTAGATAGACTTGGTTTTAGCCGAAGAGAGATTGTTCCATATACTGGCGATAGGGTGTTGGATCAAATTAGATACAAATATTATGGACCTATTATTGAGATTAGATTAGAGCAAGTTATAACTGGTGATAAATACAAGGCATTAAGCAATCCTTTAAAATCAGAAATGTTAAGAAAAGAATTAACAAAAATTAGAGCCAATGAAACACTCAATAAACTTATTGAGGCTGAGGGCAGAAAAGATAATAGATATGCAAAATATTTATATAGAAAGTTGCCAAAAAATATTAGAAGAGCACTGGCACAGGCAGGAATTGAATTAGAATAAAATGCCCCTAGCAACAGAACGAGTTGGTCGTTTTGGTGAATATCTCACAGCCGCAGTCCTCTCTCAAGTTTGCGATACAGTAGCAGTTGTACCTCACAACGCATCCGCAGACATCATCTTTGAACACAACCTAAAACTGTATAAGTGCCAGGTCAAAACCCAATCTAAGATAGAAGAACGCAGAGGCAATTGGCGGTTTGATATGCGGAAGGGCCAAAGAGTTGCTCATAGAAAATACAAAGATAATGAAATAGATTTGTTTGCTTTTGTGGCAGTACCGCATAGAAATGTGGTGTTTTCTAAGCCTTTAGACCAAGCTCAACTAACCATCAACGATGAGCACATGAAGAACAATGATGCTGTTAGAAACATCATTGATATACTGGAAGACCTTAGTTAAAGACTTTCAATATCAAATATAACTTCTTGATCCTTGTAATGCTTAACGGAGTTAATTCCTACTTGTAGAAAATACTCCGCTAATGCTTGAGGATCTTTATTTTCCAATCCAGCTATATCAATAAGAGATCGTGCAATATATCTGTTTATATAAACAGGCGTATTGTTATTTCTCTCATTCATTACCGGATCTTCAAAATCAGATAAGTTCATTGCCATACTCCTATAAGGATTTTTTCAATAGTTCCTCTGGTATTTTATTACCATCACTATCTAACCCAAAAACTTTTTCAAGTTCCAGATCTATGTAATGCTTGGCCTTAAAGAGATCTTCAACCTTATCGTGCTTATCTCTGGTCACAAGTTTAATTACATTCCCCAAACACCAACCAATGTTGTTAGCGATAATATAATCTATCGGCTCTATATTGGTCCCCTTATTGTAGTGATCTCCACCTACCTGGTTGTTGGAAGCCAAGCGATCTCTTGCTTGATCCCAATCCTGCGGTGTAGCTTTGTCTATTGACATAAATACTCCTTATTTTTTAATAAATATTACCATTATTAGTAATATTGAGGTATTATAGGTGAAATCTGAGAAAAGGGAAATTTA